GCACGGGCATCGACGGCGGCACGGGCGGCACGGGCATCGACGGCGGCACGGGCGGCACGGGCAGCGGCGGCATCGACGGCGGCATCGGCGGCACGGGCGGCACGGGCGGCACGGGCAGCGGCGGCGGCGGCACGGGCGGCGGCATCGGCGGCGGCACGGGCGGCGGCATCGACGGCATCTATTGAAACTTCCCGACCATTCATTTTATCGTCCAGAACCCGAATGGCTGCTGCGCAACCTTCACGAACTTTCAGTGTCCCAAATTTATCAAGCGTATCGGTCACAACCCAATGCAAAAATTTCCAAGCCACCAGGCTTAAATCGGCACCTATGCACGGAGCGGAAAGAACACGCTGCGGAAAACCTTTCGCAACATCATTCGGCAAACCCTCAAAGATTCCTTCTGCGATCTCGGTCAACACGACTGGAAAGCCGGTTAAGTCCTGAACAGTCGCTACATCCGAACTATGGGCAATGCAGCCGATAAAGCAGCCTTTGCCATTTTCCCAATAGGTGCCTTGGATAATTTCGTCGGCCGCCGCATGAGCGTCAATCTGTGCACGGACCTTTTCAGCCAGTGCCGGATTGTTATGGAAAGCAAGAGTGTCGGTCATTTTAAAATCTCCCATGAATTACGTTGAAAATCGTAGATAGTCATTTGCAAGCCCTAAGAAAGCGGGCTCGGTCAAATCGCGGATGTTAAATCTTTCCGATGTGTACTCTCTTTTGTCAAAGCCATATTTCAATCCTCCTGCCGTCCAATATTGGCGTCCGCACGCATATAGATGTAAGCCATCGGATAATAGATGGCGCCGCCCATACCCTGCTTGCGGCTATGCGCCAGGACGATCCGCGCTTGCGAATGTGTGAAGTCGCCTTGCCCCATAAGTATATGAAGCGCGGCATTCTCACTGATGAAAGTTTCGTCGGACATTTCAAATTCTCCTGAGTTCATAGTCGCGGCGGATTGCTCCGCCGTCCCTGGAAGTCAGTCTACTACGCGATTCAAGGCATCGTAAAACAAGTCTGCCAGATAATCCTCGATCCCGTTGCGGTCGCTACCAGTCACTTTGATATCAAACCCGCGCGCAAGCGATGGCGTCACAATGACGCTATGTTGCGTCCAGCCATCATATCCACCGTGCTCATCCATATGATGAAATGCCGTAGTGAAAATTAGCCGATCCCGATTACAGTCAACATGCTCACATGTGTCGAATTGCGTCCCTGAATCGACGCCAGAGCCGCTAGGCATATATTCCTTTACGATATTGTCGATTGCGTCATGGTGCCGTGTGAACCATTCACCATTACCAGATTTATTGCAATTCCGCATAGCCTCAATCTTTGAAGCGATTGCCTGATAAACTTTGGCCATTTTCATATTCCTTCCTTCTAATTGATATGTCTTTACGTTATATCCGATTCGCTTACAAGTCAAATTCTTTTTTACGATTTTTTAAAAACTTTTCAACGTCCTTGAAATTCAGCTTTTTCTCGTAATGTATAATGCCGGCCAGCTTGACGGGATCATCACTCCCAAGCCGACGCGAGAAACTTGCAATTTCATCCTCTGTAATATCTAAAGCCGGGATATGGTCTTCGAATGCCGGGGTATGATATTCAACATAATTTTTCATTTCCCGCTCTTTCATCGTGAACCATCCGGCAAGGTGCCCATGGTGCCTGGTTTTGTTGAGTATGGATGCCACAGGTTTCGTAAAATCTTTACGCATGCTATCAGGCAGGGATAGCAGCAATCGGACAGCTAGATAGACGTGCTCGACAGGTTCGTCCGCACGACCGATGATGGCTTTAATATGTTCGGCTAGGGTTATATAATCTGATTGTATGACTGCCTGACCCTCATGCAAACGGCGCAACAGTCTTGAGGCGCCCGGTAATATATCCCTGTCATCGATCGGGAAGCCTGCCCTACTGTAAATATACTCAAATTCAGGATAATTATCAAAGATAAAATCACATTGATCTGACGAGCAATGACTATGAATATAAGCCAATGTATATGCGCTTGTGCGCCTCAATTTGACGGTGCGAACAATTTGTTCGAATCCCTTGTCACTTTCAAAATCTTCATCATCCAAATCAATATCCAGATAATACCAAATCTCTTTTATTTTACCTATCGGGATACCAAATTTTAATGACATTTTTAGTGCGCTATCCATAAAAACCTCCAAAGAACATTAGCTGTGGTCTAGCTACAGGATATGTTATTAGATTGTCAAGGCGTTTATCTAATCGCAGTAGCTGGACTAAAAAACACCTATTGATTTGTCGCATGTGCGCGCGCGTTTAACTATGAATAGCTCGCCAGCTGCGTCAGCTTGCTCGACAGCCCCGTAGGGTACGGGACGGCATTGGGGTGCCTGCTGTCAGCGTACCGCACTTGCCCGCTCGCACCTATATTACCCGGCTCATCTTACACATCATCCGACCGGATAAAATTTCTAATCAATCAAAATATCCAAAATCTAAAATATCCCTCAATCATCAAAATTCGAACGCCCTTGGCATCTTATAATCCACCCGCGCCCCAATCCCCTCACACGTCCACCAGGCGCAAAAAGGGCTGGCAAGGCTACCAACCCTGCCAGCCCTCCCAAATCGCTCTGTATGGGGCTTATTCGGACGATTTGAGCCTATTCAGACAGATCAAAATACTCTCCCAACATCATATCAGCAATAATGCCGCGTTGAGGATTATCCTCATCAAGCGAAATTTCATCCAACGCATCAAGATTTTCCCGCATCGCGGTTTCGTCATCGCCCATTTGAATATAAATTTCCTTACCGCTTGGATGACGGATCGACAATCCGCACCGTAAAGCTGCATATTCATATCCGCCACCGATCGGCATGTATCCGGTTTTATGTGTATAGGTCATTTCAAATTCCTTTTCGCCAGAGCCGCAAAATACGCAATGCGCCATGATTGGATGTCCATATCAATCTTCCTTTTCTTCAAAGGCATCAATCACCGCGTCGCATATCAATACTAGTGAAAATACTAAAAGCGCGATTGTGAATAAAATCACAAAGAGAGAAAAATTGTTTATAGTCATATTATTTCTCCATATTCCGCCCCTCTTGGGGCTGTAACGTCCGGGCCGGACGATCCAGCCGATTGCGAATGATATGCTCCCGCGCCTGCACATGCCGATACGCCTGAAGCTCGCCCATGCCCGTCGCCTGCATGACCTTGCGGACTTGTGATTGGTGGATCATGATTGCACACCATCATAAAATTCGGCTTGGCCGATCCGGTTACCATTCAAATCACGGATAATTATCACATCATTGATACCGAGTTTCAAGCGGTTTGCTAGGTCATGAAGTACGCGAGCGAGTTCACCATGCATACCTGTGTCGAATGTTGCGTTATCCATTTCGATATGTATATTCATGTGAGCCATTTCAAATTCCTTTCTGCCTTTGATGATTCGTTATCGCACGCAAAGATTACCAGATTATTAATGTGACGCAAGGGCAGGTAATTAAAATGTTACGGTCCGGTACCTTTGGTCAAAATTATTAGGTGCCGGGGATGCTTATATTTTTGCGGCGGTAGACCGGGCCGGGGTGACGTAGGCGCCCCAAGAAATTTTACTATTGACATATCATAGGGACACATATAGGTAAATTTCAGTGATTTGGAGTTAGTAGTATGCCTAGAGGACGACCCAGACTTAAAAATGCTGCGTATAAGCATCCATTGTATATCACATGGCAGCAGATGAAGGACCGCTGCAATAACCCGAAGAATAAAGGCTACCACAACTACGGCGGACGAGGCATCAGTGTATGTGAACGTTGGTGGAATTTCTGGAATTTTGTAAATGATATGGGACCAAAACCAAGTGTGTTACATACATTGGAAAGGGTAAATAATGAAGGTCACTATGAACCATTTAATGTAATATGGGCACTACCCAGAACGCAGCAAAATAATAGAAGAAATAACCACCAAATAACATGGAAAGGTCGTACACAGAATATATCCGGATGGGCTATGGAATTGAACATCCCTTATAATGTTTTCTGGGCGCGCTTACAAACATGGTCTTTGGATAGATTAATGGTATATGACCTATAAGGAGAAATCACCATGCTCAGAAAACTCCCAACCCTGCCAAAACATCATAAACGCACCAAATCGCGGGAGCCGACCACCCGTCGCCCCCACATCGCAGACCATAGTTACGACCTTGGCGCTCAAGCCTTGACCGTGACTTTCCACGACGGCCGGAAATACCGTTATCAGGACGTAGCCCCTGACATCGCCTCCAACTTCAAGGACGCTCCCAGCCAGGGGAAGTTCCTCCACACGCACATCGGCGAACGCAGTGAGGCTGTCACGCCCGCTGGCCTCTGCAAGTCTTGCAAGGTTGAGGATTGACTGGTAGGTCAAGCACCTCAACAATGGAGAACGATTATGAAGGATGAAGATATTATAGAGACTGAAATTCAGGAAAAGGGTCTTAACGCCCCGCGCCTGAACCCAGCCCACATCGACGCGACGGTCAGCGAGGAAGCCTATTACAACTTCCCCGGCACGACATTGACAGTCTGTGCACTGACCTTAAACAACGGCTTTATTGTCACAGGTGAAAGTGCCGCGGCCAGTCCTGAGAATTTTGACGAGCAAATTGGCCGTAAGATTGCCCGGTCCAATGCACGGGAAAAGATTTGGGCACTCGAAGGCTATCTCCTGCGAGAAAAACTATCGAAGTCGGATTGACCGATGGCCTCCTGATTCTCGGAAACCCCGGTCAGCATCCTTTGTTGGTCGGGGTTTGTTTTACCCTTGACAGTCAGAAACGGTTCCTGTCATATGACGTCCGATGATTCGAGATGAGGATAGGATGACCAACGAATTCTATAGTTCGATCGGGAACCGGTTGGTGGCGCTGCGGCAGAAGCTGAAAGCGCGGGAAGGCCGAGCCGAATACAAGGAAAACGTCAAGGCAATCAAAGCCGAGATCGCCAAACTCGAAGCGGCTTCAGCACGGCGGGCTGGGGAGGATTCGGAAGGTGAGTGATCTTTGGTTCGCATGGTATCCGGTGCGACTCACATCCGGCAAAAGGGTCTGGCTCCGGAACGTGCATCGCGTTCGGCGCGGCAACATGGCTTTCAATCCTGAAACAGCCCGGTCATGGTGGTAATATTGGGCATGACCATCTTCAACACCATGATCCTGCTCAAGGTGCTGGACCGTCGCGGGCTGACGCCTCGGGACGTTCTGGTGCTGTGGACGGTCCGGGAGAGCCCCGGCTGCATGGGTCATGACGTCAAGGTCAAGCTGGGCTATCCCGGCCGCTCGTCGGTGCAGGGCAGTATCGAACGACTGATTCGTGAAGGGTATATCGAGGATCGCCGGGTGAAGACCGGCAAATTCACCCCCAACCAGTTGCATTTGCTGCCGGTTGGGGAGAAATTATGGCAGGAACTGGTGGGGTAGGCTATGTATAAACCTATTTTATGTCTCGATTTCGACGGTGTAATTCATAGCTATACAAGCGGTTGGCAAGGTGTAGGTGTATGTAAGGATCCACCAGTCGCCGGGACATTATTGTTTTTAGAGAACGCAGCCAAACATTTCCGTATTGCGATCTATTCATCGCGGTCAAAGTCTTTTGCCGGACGCAGAGCGATGAAACGTTATATGCGTGAACATTTTGAAAGCTATCTCACTTTTAGTCCCGATCACGACCGCGACACTCGCTATGAATATTTGGAATGGCCTTGGTTTAAACCATCGGCATTCATGACGATAGATGATCGTGCACTGACATTCACTGGAAATTGGGATGATTTTGATCCTTTGACATTGAATAAATTCAGGCCATGGAACAAGAGGTAGGCTATGTATATTTCAGGGGGCGGATTATATAAGAAACCGGGAGCGGCGGCCTGGAGAACGAAATTGAAGCGCGACCGGCAAAAAAGACTGGAGCGGCTAGCGGAACTGGTTTCCGAAGGATATACTGTCGCAGCCGCGTCCCGTGAATTGGGCTTTACCCAGCAGGCCGGATCGAAGATGTGGCGAGACATTCGCCTTGGCCTCGGGGAGCAGGCGCAGTGAGCGACAATGTAATTTCTCTTGAGCGCGGCTATCCGGCGCAGGATATTTCAGCTACGTTGCGGCGAATTGCCGACAGTATCGACGCCGGAGAATATGGGGTCATCACGACTTGCGTAGTCTGCACAGGACACACCGAAGAGAAACCTTCGGATATTCCATGTGAGCGACTGATGAGAAACGAAGTCAATACCTTTGCCGCCGGCCCACGGACGGATGTTTTTACGGTTCGCGGCCTGCTTCTTTCTTGTGCCGGGAACATATGACTGACGACCGCAATCTACCGGTCACACGGGCCGTCACCAGCCTGCCGGTGATCTCCGCTGAAGCCTATCAGTATGTTGGCCGCTATGCCGGCGCCATCGTCATGTCGGTGTTCGAGCAAATCGGTGGCGTTGAGCGCATGGCGGCGTGGGCAGAAACCTCACCCGAATCCTTTTATACCAAGGTTTTCCCGAAGATGATCTCCCGTAGCCAGCAGGTGGAGCACAGCGGTTCCGTGACGATCGACGACGCCATCACTCGACTGGAGCGTATCGAGGAAGCCGAGTTTATGGAAGTCGCGCAACAGGAGTACGACCTTTGAGCATCGCCCGCCAGAGACGTGAAGCCGCCGCTGCCCTGGCGATGCTCATGGAAGCGAAGAACGAAGCGTTGAAAGCTGCCGTTACTGCATTTGATGATGAAGCGGTGCAGAAAGCCGTAGTCGATCTCGCCTTGCTTCAGCAGAATAATGCTCAATTCCTGATCTACGTCCTCAAGCATTATGCGGGCAGTGTGAAGAACCTCACAGGTCATTCGCTGGTCGAAGCTGTGCAATATGATAACGAGACTTTTGGAGAGCATGAGTGAACCTCCAGAAGATCGCTGAAGATTATGGGTTGTCAGTCGATCAGGTCCGGGAGCGGTGGCTTTCCCTGCGTGTTGCCATGTGGAAATCCGATTTTAGGAAATTCGCAAGGGATGCAGTCCGGATCAGGACCAAGGAAGGTGAATTGGCACCGCTGGTCCTGAACTCCGCGCAGGACATTCTCGACCAGGCCGCCGAAGCGCAACTGCGGGAAGAACGCTGGGTCCGCCTTGCAGGACTGAAAGGGCGCCGGCAGGGCTTTTCGACCTATGTTGCGGCGCGCGGCTATTGGCGAGCCACATTATGGGATCGCCAGCGTGTCTACATCCTTTCGCACGAAATGGCGTCCTCCAATGTCCTGTTCGACATGACGGCGCTGATCCAGGAACAGCACCCTTTCCCTCCTGCGATCGGAACCGATAACGCCAAGGAATTGGATTTCCCGAAGCGCGGCTCATCTTATCAGGTGGCGACAGCCGGGCAGAAGGCTGGCGGGCGCGGCGGAGCGATCTCCTTCCTCCACGGCTCCGAAGCGGCCTGGTGGACCAATGCGGCCGACCATTTCGCAGCCTCCGTGCAGGCGGTGGATGAAGTGCGGGGAGTTTGGGGCGTGCTCTGGAAGGAGCCTACTTATCCTCTCCCCTTCGAGCGCGGTAAAGGGACGATTGAAGGCTGGGTGCGCGTCCCGTCCGAAGTGTGGCTCGAAACCACGTCGGCAGGCCCGACCGGGGAATTTTACCGCCGCTACATGGACGCGATGAAGAAGATCGGCCGCTACCGCTCCGTTTTCGTTGCATGGACTGTCCAGCCTGAATATACCGACGACGGCGACTTTACCGCAGATACTGAATCTGCTGAAGAAGGCGAACTCTCCGAAGCCGAATATCAGCAGGCACATGGACTGACCGACGGGCAGATGCTCTGGCGCCGGTCGAAAATTCATGAATTGGGTTCGATCGGCAAGTTCCGGCAGGAATATCCGATCGATGTCACCGAAGCCTTTTCGTCGGCCGACACCGATGGCGTTTTCATTAAATCCGCGTTGATCCTGCGTGCCCGCAAGCGTAAATTTCCGATCCCCGATGCTCCGCTTGTCATCGGCGTAGATCCGGCCGGTGCAGGCGGCGACCGTTTCGCGATAGCATGGCGGCGAGGCGACATGATTTTGAAAGTCGAGCACCGGAACAAGCTGGAGCATGACGAAGCGGTGGCGTGGATTTCCTCGATCATCGACTCTGACAAGCCCAATCGTGTGTGCATTGACCGCGGCTCATTCGGGAATAATATCATTTCCTCGCTGCGCAACATGAACGCACGTTACCACGAAGTCATCAAGGGTGTGGATTTCGGAGGAACGTCAAAATCAAAGAAAGCTAACCCAAAACGGGCGGGACCGTGGAATATCCGCGCTGAAATCTACGGCCGGATGCGGGATTGGCTGGTTGAAGGCGGTGCAATTCCTGATGACGATGATCTTGCCAGCGATCTTTCCAGCCCCAAGATTCGTTATAGGGCTAATAACGATTGGATTTTGGAGTCGAAGACTGATATGCGGGCGCGGGGAGTAAGATCACCGGATTTGGCTGATGCTGTTGCATTGACATTTACTGTGCAGGAGTTCTTTAACGAGTGGAGCAAGCCAAAGAACGAAGGTGAATTTGGTTCGTGGGATATTGACACTGAATTGGACCGGATGGGCGAACTTGATAATTCACCTACAGCTTGGATGGCATAATTATGGCGGCATATAATGAAGGCGACCCAAATCCCCGCCGCAAGGTGAAATCCATCAAGGGCTATGACAGCCCAGCTGAATTTCTTCTGGAAATGCGCAAGCGCTATGCGTCCGGTCGTGGCACCGATGAGCATAATGAGCGCGCCGGTCGGGACGACGCCAAGTTCGTCATCGGCGAACAATGGGATCCCGACGTTGAGCGCAAGCGGCGCGACCAGAAAAAGCCTGTCCTGACCATTAACCGACTGATCGCGTTCGTTGCGCAGGTCGTCAATAACCGGCTGATGAATGAAACCGAAATTCGAGTGCATCCCGACAAGGCCGGCACCAAGGAAATCGCTGAAATCCGCGAAGGTCTGATCCGGTCCATCTACAAGAATTCCTATGCGGACCTTGCCCGCGATGAAGCCTTGAAATATCAGGTTATCGGCGGACAGGGTGCTTTCTGCCTTTCGATCGACTATGTTTCCGACGATGTTTTCGAGCAGGAAATTCGCCTGAAACAAGTCGCTGATCCCTATGCCATTGTCCTTGATCCGATGGCGACCGAACCGACTGGCGGTGATGCCGAATGGGGTTTTGTCGGCGACGATCTTCCCCGCGAAACCTTCAAGAAAAAATGGCCTTGGGCGTCGATTGATTCCTTCGATTCCGGCTTCCAGTCCGAAACGACGGTGCCGTGGATCACTGAAGATGTGGTGCGCGTCATCGCCTATTGGCGCATGGTGACGGAAGGGACGAAGATTCTCGCACTCTATCAGGACGGCACGGTCCACGACGTGACCGACATGGAAGAGTTTGAATATCTTTCCTTTGTAGCTACACGCGGCGACGGTGTAACACCCTATATCCGGGAAGTCCCCAATCGCTTTGCCCGCATGTATCTATGCTCAGGCAATGAAGTGCTTGAAGGCCCTTACGACTACCCGATTTCCTCGATCCCGATCTATCGCGTGCCTGGATGGGAAGTCAGCGACGGTGAGCGCACATATCGCTGGGGCTTGACCCGGTTCTTGAAGGATCCGCAGCGGTTTCACAATTATTGGCGTTCGGTGCAGGCCGAGCAGCTTGTCGCCGCGCCGCGGAACAAATGGCTGACGACGCCTGCGGCGGTCAAGGGTTTCGAGAAGAATTGGCGCAACTCTCCTACCAGCGACAACCCGTTCCTCTATTATCAGGACGGGGAGCAGCCGCCGATCCATATCCCGCCGCCCGGTATCGACGCTGCCTTGCTTCAGGAAGCCGGCATGGCGACTCAGGACATCCGGGACGTGTCGAATATCCATGAAGCCTCCATGGGGCAGCAGTCGAACGAGGTTTCCGGTAAGGCCATCCAGCAACGGCAGATTGTGTCCGATGTGGGCACCTATATCTATCACGACCGGCTGCGGCTGGCGGACGAACGCTGCGCCAAGAATATCAATGAACTGATTCCGCATATCTACGACACGGCACGCATCGTCACGATCATCGGACAGGATGACAAGCCGCTGCTTCAGGTCATCAACGATCCGAGCAATCCCAATTCGGACATTACGGCCGGGAAATACGCCGTCACCGTCACTGTCGGCCCCGCCACCGTGACCAAGCGTGCGCTTGCGGCCGAGCAGATGATGGCCTTCGTCAATGCCGTTCCGGAGACGGCAGGACAGGTCATGGATCTTGTCGCTGAAGCGCAAAACTGGCCAAAGGCTGGTGAATTTGCCCGTCGTTTCCGCATGATGCTGCCTCCAGGCATGGTGCCGCAGGATGAAATGACGCCGGAGATGCAGCAGCAGGCGGCGCAGAACGCCGAAATGGCACAGATGCAGGCACAACTCGATCAGGCCATGGCGGAGGCGGAAATCAGCGGTAAGCAGGCCAAGGCAGCCAATGATGAGGCTCGCGCACGTTTGGCCGAGGCACAGGCGTACAAGGCCATTCTGGATGCGCAATCGAGGGCGTCCGACGTATCGGGCAAGAATGAAGAGCGCGAATACCAGCAGGTCATGAGTGCGCTCGATCAGGATAATACATTGAAGGCCGAAGACCGGGACTTTGACCTTCGATCACGTGAAATGCAATCCCGGAACAATGGAGAACAAGACGATGGATGATGAAAACGAACAGGGTGAGACTGATTTTTCCAAATTCGAAGGTGAGGTTCAGGGGGATGAACAGGCGCCTGCTTCGGAGCAGGAGAATTCTGAATCCGAGGAAAAGGACGAAGATCAGGAAACCAATCAATCTTCAGAGGAAGAAACCGGAGATGATGACGTAGGGGAAGAAGAGACTCCCCCGAAAAAGACACAGACACCAAGCGACCGCATTCGGGAACTGAACAAGCGGTTGCGGCAGTCAGAGCGTCTTCGTCAGGCCGACAAAGATCATTTTGAGGCTCGCCTGACAAATATCGAAAAAATCGGCTTGCCCAATGGTTCGGGCAGTGATAGTTCTTCGGATATTGGGAATGCGCCGGATCCAGCGGACACCGACAAATATCCCCTCGGGCACCTCGACGACCGATATATCGAGGATAAGCTTGAATGGTTGTCCACCAAAAAGGCAGCCGAACGAGCCGATGCGGTCCTGCAACGTCAGCAGGAAAACGAGCGAAACGCTGCGGTCCAACAGGAACAGGCGGCATTGCTCGATAAGGTCGATGACCTTGCCACGCGCGGCTCCGAAATGTTCGATGATTTTCAGGAAACCGTTGTGGAAGCAGGGATGCGGGGGGATTACCCTTTGCAGCAAGCGACCTTCGAGGCGGCATTTGAGGCCGATCATGGCGCTCAGATTCTCCACGAACTTTCACAGAACAGGAAAGAAGCCGTTCGGGTTGCAAATCTTTCCATCTACCAGCAGGTGAAATTCGTAGAGGCTCGGAACGCTGAAATTGCAGCCAAAGGGAAAACTGCAAGAATTCCCAAGGCAGGCGATCCGGCTCCCTCGGTAAGAGGATCGGGCGCACGCAAAACGATTTCACCGGCAACGGACAGTTTTGAAGAATTCGAACGGCTGGCAAACGCCAGTAAAAACTGAAGGCATCGGAACTGATGCCATAATGAGAAGGGATTAACGTAATGGCCAATCAGTTCCTCAACGCGCAGGAATATGCGAATACGATGCTTCTGCTTGCCAAGAACCAGCTTGTCACCGGCAAGCTGGTCACGGGCAAGTTCAAGAATGAGGTCAGCGACGAGAATGGCCTGACAATCTCAGTCAAGCGCCCGCCCCGGTTCGCTCGCAACGATGCGTCGGCCATGTCGGCTTCGCTGGCCGCACAGGATGTCATCACTGGCTCCGTCAATGTCGCGGTCGATCAATATGCCAAGGTGCATATTTCGGTCGGCGACATTGAATATGTGCAGTCCTACAATGCGTTGATGAAAAATGAGACGATGAAGTCCGCCGCATCCACGCTGGCGCACCAGATCGACGCCCATCTTCAGCGTCAGGTTGCTAAATTCTCCAGCTATGCTGGCGGCACGGCGACTTTTTCGACCGATCCCAATAACTACATCGGCACACCTGCCGAATTCAACAAGGTCCACACCAAGCTGATGGATCTGGGCGTCCCGAACAGCGACCTTGTTTCCACCGTCCTGTTCAATGACGGCGAAGAAATTCGCGGCTCCCTGATCGGTGGTGACATCCAAGGCACCAACAAGACCGCTCTGGAGCGCACTCGCATTCCGATCCTGTCTGAAATCGACGTTTACGCCACGCAGCAGGTGCCGAGCATCACCAACGGCACGCGCGTTGCCGGCGCCACGTCCTTGATCGACAACGGCACGCTTTCGGTCAATTATCGCGATGTGAAAACGACGATGGTGCAGACCATCCATATCGACGGACAGACTTCGGCCAAGACGATCGTTGTCGGTGAGAAGCTGACGATTGCTGACGTTTACGCCTACGACTGGCGTAATCAGGTTACACTGCCCTATCTTCAGGTCTTTACTGTGCTGGGTGGCGCTTCGACGGCTTCAGGTAGTGTACCGAATGGTTCGGCACTAGGTACAGCGATCACCACTGATGCCAACGGCGATGTCGATCTTATCATCTCTCCGCCGCTGATCGTCGCCGGTTCGTCCGATGGCGTATCGACGGCGGCCAATACGGCCTTTGCGACGGTCAACGCCGCAGCGGTCGATGGCGCAGCAGTCACACACCTTGGTGTAGCATCTACCACCCGTCGCGTGCGGGCTGCATGGCACAAGTCGGCGATCACGTTGGTTTCCGCGAAGCTTCAGACTCCTTTCACAGGTACTGCCAGCTTCGCGACCGATCCGGAAACCGGCATTTCCATTCGTTACTGGCGTGGTTCGGACATTTCCACTGGCGCGCACGTACACCGCTGGGATTGCTTGTATGGAGCTCAAAATCTTGATCCGTTGATGGGCTCGGAAATCAGCGGCGCGTAATGCATTGACCCTGCCTTTCGGGCAGGGTCTACAGGAGATACCAGATGGCAAATTCGCTTTGGGTAGATGCCGTTCGCAAGGGGCTTGCTGCTGCCAGACCCACCGTTCCCGATTTTCCCTCCGACACGTTCGGTTTCTATTATGCGACCGACACCGGCGTTCTCTCGATCGGCCTTCCGGGCGGAACCGGATGGTTCGCGGCGAACAACGAGGCGCAGCCGACTCCGACTGCCAAGACTGCCGATGCTACGCTGACGATTGCCGAATTGCAGACCCGCATTATCACGGTGACTTCAGCGTCAGCGGTGGCGTTGACGTTGCCCACGGGTACACTGACCGATGCCGGGGTCGGTGCAATGGCTGTGGGTCAGGCATTCGAATGGTCAGTGATTAATCTCGGTTCTTCGTCGGGCGCAGTGACAATGACAGCGGGAACGGCTCACACGTATGTTGGTGCCGCAGTGGTGGCAATTTCAACGTCGGCGGTATTCCGCACACGCAAGACGGCAGCTAATACCTTCGTCACTTATCGCGTAAGCTGATACTATAGGAGAACGATTATGGGCGATCAGAAATTTCCCTCGTGGCGTTACGGCCCTGATGGTGAAGCCGAGGTTTTTACTTCCGAAGCTGATGTGCCGAAAGGCTGGGAGGATCATCCGAGCAAGGTCAAGGAAACCAAGGCACCTGTGCCGAAGTCCACCAAAGCGCTCGATCTTTAATCTCGGCTATGGAGCGCTTGCGTGACTTTGATTTCGTCGATCATCACCGACGCCTACCGCGAGAGCAACATGCTCGCGCTGGGGCAGGCGCCAAGCGCTAATCAAAGCACGGAAGCGCTCCGGCTGCTGAACGCGCTGTTCGCGGTTATCTATGGCGGGGACGCAGGCGAATTTTTGTTTAACTGGCCTCTTGGGAACTTCGGCCGACAGGCCACAGAGCCTTTGCCGCTGACGACGCTGCAAATCACCAATCCGCCGATCAATCAGCGCCTGATCGTCACCAATGAAGGTGCGATCACGATCTATCTCACGGTGAAGCCGCAGGATGGTTCCCGGATGGCGATTGCCGATCCGATGTCGCGTCTGGCAGCCAATCCCGTGACCTTGAACGCCAACGGTCGTGAAATCGAGGCGAGTTCGACGTTGGTGCTCAGCACCGATGCCTTGTTCCGGGAATGGATGTATCGGGCCGACCTTGGGGATTGGGTCCGGATCACTGACAAGATCGCTGCGGACGAAATGCCGTTCCCGACGATGTTCGATATGATGTTCGTCATCCTGCTCGCGATGCGCCTTAATCCACGCTACGGTCGGCAGATGGATCCGCAGTCGGTGGCGATGCTGCAACAGAGCCGCAAGCAATTCATCGCTCGCTACGTTCAGACTGAAAATCTCTCCCAAAATCGCGACCTTTCCCGTAACGCGATCCAGAGTTTCGATGGCTACGGTTATGGCTCCGAGGCGGAACTTTATGGATATGAATGACATCGGCCCTAGTTCTCCGGGCGTCGGTGGACCCCTGGCTTGCATCCTTGCCGCGAGTCAGGGGTTTTCCGCTGTAAGCTCAGTGCTCGCAGAGCGGTGCGGAGCATTCTGCCATGGTTGATATTCCCCTCGCCAGAGCCGACTATTTCCGGGAAGTCGCCAAGGAAGCGCGGATACGCACCCGCAACCGTTATTTCGAGCAAAACCCGGTCCTGACTGACACGCAATCGGCGCTGATCGCCCGTCCTGCCTTGCGTCGCTTCCTGCAAGTCGGAGAGGGACCAATCCGTGCCGTCTATAGCCAGCCGGGCAGCTTCTCTGACGCGGCCTTCATCGTGGCTTATGACACTCTCTGGCGCGTCGATACCGACCTGACCATAACGGCGATCCAGACTGGCCTGTTTGGCACCAGCCTGCGAGGCTTTGTCAGTATGGCAGCGACCAGTAATATCGGCACGACGCCGGAATTTCTCTTTATTGCCGATGGCCGTATTCTTTGGGTTTATATGGAAGATGGGTATTCCTTCGGTACGCTTGCGGCGACCGGAGCGATTGCCAATGGTGATGTCGTCCGGATCGGGGATACCTATTATTCATGGACCAACGGCAGTGTTGATGCAGGCACCCCGGCAGGCACTTCTGGCGACCCATGGCTGGTCGCGCTGGGCTCCAGCAACTCCGAAGCCCTTGGCAACCTGTTCGACGCCATCGGCGCGACCGGCACGCCGGGGACGACCTACAGCACGGCTCTGACGATCCATCCGACTGTCAATCCCTTCAGTTACACGTCCACGACCCTCTCAGTGCGGGCGCAGAGCGCCGGGGCAGCCGGTGACGGCATCACCACGACAGAAACCGGCGCTAATATCGCATGGGGCTCAGGGACGCTTACAGGTGGTGGTGATCCATTCGTGCAGCAGGTGCCGATGCCGGATGATGTCGGGGCGATCAGCGTTGGCTATCTCGCCAGCCATGTCATTGTCGTGCCGGCGCAGGGTGAAGGGATCAATGGCCGTTTTTACTGGATCGAGCCGGGCGAAATCACTGTCGATGCTCTGAACTTCGCCACAGCGGAATCTGCGCCCGATCCGATTTTCAATGTCGTGGTTTTCAAGGATCAATATTGGCTGCCAGGGCAGTCTACAACGGAAGTCTGGAATTTCACAGGTAATCTCGATGCGCCGGTCCTGCGCCTCCGAGGCGTGGCCTTCAACCGCGGCACATGGGAAGGGACCGCGATCCCGGTCAAGGAATCCATGATCCTGGTTGATAGCGACGGCGGCGTTTTTCAGATAAGTGGTGGATTGGAAAGAATTTCTCCACCTGACATTGAGGAACGCATTCGTGAAGCCATTGCTGCGCAGGCAGCCGATCCGTTGAATTAGGAGATTTGCAATGTCACTTCTTTGGGCAGATTTCCCTAGCGGGTTTCAGGGGCTTTACAGCAGCGACGAAGCATTGATGTTAAATGGTCGATACGCTGAAGTAGCTAATGCAGATTTGTTGGATGATCCCGATCCAAATATCACAGGACGTGTGTTGAGTCTTAATGGGGGGTTTTTAGCTTCCGGTGTTTTGCGGACAGTGCTTTTGACCTCTGCATTGACAGTTGGTATGTCGATGCGTGTCTGGATGTCTGGACTTCCCACAGATACGGGCGTACTTCCTAATCCTGTTGTGCTTCGGAACGTCTCAAATACGGATTTGTTTTCGCTTCGAATTGAGACAGACGGTAGGGTTTCAGCTTATCGAGGTAATGGTGAAAGCGGTACGTTGTTGGGGACCAGCACATCACCTGCATTTGTTTCGAATGCATGGCAACATCTGGAAGCCAAGGTTTTTCTGGATGATGCAGTCGGGACGGTTGAAGTTCGCGTTGAAGGTATTCCTGTTCTGGAATTATCAGATATAGATACACTTAACAGTACAGGTCCATGTACGCAGGTAGTCAGTCGATCTAATCATACGTCAAGTAGCTTCTTTAAAGAATATTTTATTAAAGATTATTTGCTTTGGGATACCGCAGGCTCAATTAATAACGATTTCTTTGGTTCAGTATCAGTTTATCCGCTGTTGACTGATGCGGACATTTCCCTGAATTGGACCCCTTCGACTGGTACGACTGGCTGGGATATTCTCGACAATATTCCACCTACGGATTCGATCTATATTTCCGCGCCCGATCCAGCACCTGCTGCCGCCGTGATGTCTCTGACAGACCTTCCCGCCGACGTGACCAGCGTGCGCGGCTTGATCTCGATCGTGCGAGCAGAGAAAACAGATGGTGGTGACGGAAACCTGCAAGTGTCCCTCACCTCCGGCGCGAACACTGATGCTGGTGCCGATCGACCGATGACGACAGCCTTTACTTACTGGTCGGATATTTCAGAAATCAACCCCGGCACAGGCGTTTTCTGGACACCGACCGAGGTGGATGCCATGGATATTGAATTCGACAGGACGGTGTAGGATGAGCCTTCTTCACGCAGATATTCCAAGCGGCTTCGCAGGTCTTTATGGCACAACCGTGGCTCGGATGCTGAACGGCATTTATGCTGAAACCAATGAACTGGTCTTGATGGAGGATCCAGATCCGACCGTCGCAGGTAATGTCTGCCGCTTTCAAGCGTCCGCCAGCTTCGACGGCCTTTTGAGACTCATTCTCCCGGCGACGAACGCAACGGTCGGGATGGCAAATCGCACATGGCTTGCAAACATCCCGAACTCCACTGGCCGTCAGCCGATGATCCATCAATTCCGCAATGCCAGCAATGCTGCTTTGACGACGATCACAGTCAATCCTTCCGGGGCGATCGAGGCGCGGCGCGGCGGTGAAGGCGGAACTTTGCTGGGCACCAGTGATCCAAATGCTCTGGTCGCGAACGCATGGCAGCATGTTGAAACCAAGGTGCTGTTCAGTAGCACGGTCGGGACGGTCGAAGTTCGTGTGGAAGGGGTGCCGGTTCTGGAATTGACCGGAGTAAACACATCTTCTTCCGATCTTGAATGCGGGATCGTCGCATGGACAAATCCCGGCGACGGGACAGGAGGTATAACGACATGGTATGCCAAAGACCTTCTCGTTTGGGATGGCGCGGGCTCTGTCGATAACGATTTCTTCGGTTCGGTGTCGATTTATGCGCTTCTGACCGATGCGGATATTTCCCTGAATTGGACGCCATCGACTGGCTCCACTGGCTGGGATTTGCTGGATGAATCACCCCCGAATGATGCCGATTATATTTCCGCGCCCGATCCAGCCCCGGCAGCCGCCGTGATGTCCTTGACGAACCTGCCGGCCGACGTGACCAGCGTGCGCGGATTGATCTCCTTTGTCCGGGCTGCAAAGACCGATGGTGGTGATGGAGATTTGCAGGTTTCGTTGACTTCAGGCGCAAACACTGATGCAGGTGCCGATCGACCGATGACGACCGCCTTCACTTACTGGAAGGATGTCTCTGAGGTAAATCCCGGCACCGGTGTTTTCTGGACACCAACTGAAGTGGATGCCATGGATATTGAATTTGACAGGACCGTCTGATGGCATTGACGCCTGAAATCAGGGCTTCACAGGCACAGGTTTTTGCCATCACCGAAGGCAATGATTTGCGACTTTCACAGGCGCAGGTGTTGGCGGTTATTAATTTCCCGACTGAGGAAATCCGCGTTAGTCAGTTCCAGGTTCTTTCGGTCCTGAAGCCGTCTCTCGATATTCGTGTCAGTCAGGCGCAGGTGTTCGCTGTTGTCCGCGGCCGCATCGACAATACCCGGATGCGGGCATGGACCTTCACGCTGGATGGGCATGACTTCTACGTGCTGCGGCTTGGAGAAACTGGCACCCTCGTCTACGACACCTACAGCAAGCAGTGGACCGAATGGGATGGGCATGACCTCCCCTATTGGCGCACCAACGTTGGTCAGAACTGGCTGGGCGGCGTCGAGCACGCTGAAGAATATGGATCGACTGTTCTGGTCGGTGATGACACCTATGGCCTGCTCTGGCTGCTTGACCCCAATTCCGGCCTCGACAATCATCCTGACGGCATCAGCGACGATGAACCATTTCCGCGCATCGTCATGGGGCAGGTCAATTCCCGCAAGGTTCGGGCGATCCCCTGCAACGAGATCATCCTGTTGGCCGACAAGGGCGATCCGGCCTATATCGGCGCCACGATCACCCTCTCTACCAGCGACGACGCAGGCAATACCTTCGCCGACCATGGCACCGTCACAGCCACGCTCGCGGACTTCACGACACCTTATCGCTGGGCGTCGTTGGGGCAGATTGTCAGTCCCGGCCGACTGTTCAAGATCGAGGATGACGGAGCCATTGCGCGGATCGATGCTCTGGAGATGAATCCGGAGGATGATTGATGGCCGGGGATCTTCAGCCGCTCGCTGACAATTTCAAAATCGTCAATCCGGACGGAACGCCGACGATTTATTTCATTCAGTGGGCACAGCAACGTCAGATTGACATCACTGAAGGGATCACTGCGGCGCAGGCACAGGCACTGATCGACGAATGGGCGGCTGCACGGCAAGTTATCGCAGGTGCCGGGCTAACCAATGGGGGTGCACTTTCCTCCGATGTGACGTTGAATGTCGGAGCCGGGATCGGGATCGACGCCAACGCCAACGATGTGGCTTTGGCAGATACCGCCGTTACCCCCGGCTCATACACCAATGCCGACCTCACTGTTGATCAGCAAGGCCGCATCACAGCGGTGGCGAACGGTTCAGGTGGCGGCGGAGGTACAGCGTGGGATACCATTGCCAGCTATGACCATGCCGTAACAGGTGATGTTGCTAATTTTGATAGCCCGGACCTCTCGTCTTATAATGAACTATTTGTTCAGTTTGATAACGTCAATACGTCGAATGCCAGGGTAGTGCTCCTACTATCTACTGACGGATCTACTTTTCCTAATTCGTCAGGTGATTATGCCGATTTTACAACGACTGGTGTACGAAACAACAATACAGCCTTATTCGGTAATACAACTAACAGTGCGGCGGTTCGAGCCAGTAGTTTCTATATCCGCGACTTACAAGAAGTTACGCCTGTTCGGCATATACACCTGCCTATACGAAATGTTAGTCAAGCATTTCTAGCTAGTACCAGCCCTATTCTGAAGGTTCGAGCTACAGCCGCAAATGCCTCCGGGGCAGCGGGAGGTAATATTACTGCAGGAACTATCACTATGCTCGGTCGCTGATGGATGATTGATCGGACATATAACCCTAATGTAATTAATCAAGCTATCGCACAGTACGCCGAGAGCATCGTCGGACAGGCATCACCAGCTTCGTTCCTATACCGTAGGTACTCTCCCTAGCGCAGCAACGGCTGCTCAACTAATCTATGTATCCAACGAGACAGGCGGGGCAATTCCAGCATTTTCAGATGGTACAAACCGGCGTCGCGTCACTGACCGAGCAGTCGTTTCCTGATTGTCCTGTTGACGAACCTGCTATACCGTCATAGAGTGCTTTCGCTCTCCCGCCTTTGTGCGCTTGCTAGAACAGTCCCGCCGAGAGCCCTGGGGACGCTCTGGACGCCAAGCGCATGGACGGCACAACCATCATTGCAGCAATCGACAACAGCCCCCTCAACCGGGGTTTGCGAGGTGCTGAATGGCTGGCCTCCCCCGGTAATATCCCGATCCTGATCGAGGATGATATTGCGCTGTTCGACAATGAAGGCGACGGCACCTACCAAATTCATGTGCTTTTCCAGTCCAGCGGCAAGACTGCCCGCGACCGGATCAAGGCTATATTCTCCGAAATGTTTGAAGATCATGGTGCAGACATGATTATGGGTTTGGTGCCGGATTTTCGTCGCGATGTGAAGCTGATGGCGCGCTGGACTGGTATGAAGCCCGTCGGCAAGCGTGCGACCGATCACGGCATTTGCGAACTTTATGTGCTCTCGAAAGAGATGTGGAAGGATCAGAATTAATGTCGTTTCTCGGTAATCTGTTTTCAGGCGCAGGGGCTGCCGGAGGGGCAGCGGCGGGCGGGGGTTCGTCCAACTTCCTTGAGAAACTTCTAGGTTCGTTTGGGAACAAGGATATGTCCACAATGGACCGCATCGGTTCCGGCCTGAACCAGATTGCCAGCGCAGGCGGGGCAGAGCAGGGCTATGCGAGCGGTCAAGGCATTCCCGGACTGCAAATCGGTCAGCAGGCACCAAACATGAATCCGACGATTAATCAGGCCAATATGCCGGATCCCTTGAAGCGGTATCAGAATTTCATGCAGACGTTTTCGTCGCAAATCCCTTACGGAAGGATGTAAGTCGTGAGTTTTCTCAAGCCGAAGGCGGCGAAGTCGTCATCGCAGAACGTCAACAATCCGTTGATTACGTCGTCCTATATGCCACAGATTCAGCAAGGCATTGGGGCGAACACCCGGCTTTCCTCGCTCCTGACTGGTGAAGGGGACACTGGCGCGGCGCAAGCAGGCTATGACAATTATTTGCAGCAGGCAGGTTTCGCACCAGCCATGGCGCAGATGTCGCGCGGCGTTACCGGACAGGGAGCGGCTTCAGGATTGCTCCGCAGCGGCGCTACGGCAAAAGCCCTTCAGTCGCGTGGGGCGGAACTCAATCAATCCTTCTTCAACAATTATCTCCAGCAGCTTGCCGGCCTGTCCGGCCTCGGGCTTCAGGGCGGCGGCTTGGTGGCGAACACCGGGCAGGTGTCGTCGAGCAAGGGCGGCAGCCCAAGCACGCTCGGGTCGATCGCCTCGACGGTCGGCGGCATCGCGTCGATCTTTTCCGACCGACGCCTTAAGCGAGATATCGAGCGCGTGGGAGAATTCCCCGATGGCCTTGGCATCTATTCCTACCGTTACGTCATGGGAGCTAAGCGCGTCCTTGGAGTGATGGCTGATGAGATCACCAAGCTGCGGCCATGGGCACTCGGTCCGAAAATTGCCGGGTATTCCACTGTTGATTATTCGAGGTTGTAATGGCGGACCTTCAGAACATCCTTGCGTTTCTCGCGCAGAACGGAGGCGGTCTGCCGAACCTTCCGGGCGGGATGCAGCCCCAACAACAGCCTCCTTCACTCTACAGCAGCGGCGACCTTCCCAGCCTACCGGCCGGTATGGGTACACCTCAACCACAGATACAGCAACCGAATGATGTCCAGAACATCATGCAATATTTGCAGCAGAGCGGTGGTGCAGCCCCTAGTCAGGTGCCTCAGTCAGTCGGGATGCAGGCCGCTCCAGCGCAGCAGGAAGCCTCTAAGCCGCGCCGGTCCCTGCTTGATACGGTCGGGCGGATTTCGGATGTGCTGGCGCGCGTCGGCGGGGCGGAAGCCATGTATCAGCCGACGCTGGATGCACAGCAGGACCGCACCCGCGCGATCGACCTTGAAAACCTGCAAAAGCAGACGATGGGCATCCAGATGCAGGGCGCACAGGGGCAGCTTGCGCAACAGCAGGCGGCGATGCTTGGGCAGACTGTGAAGGGGCTTCGCGCCATCGGTGCGCGGTCGGGACCGCAGGGGATGCAGCGAGCGTGGCCTTTCCTCGCACAGCAGATGGGTGTTCCGCCTGAAAAGATTGAAGAAATTGGTATGCAGTTGCAGGCCGATCCTGAAGGTACGTTGGCGGCGCTTGAAGCGGCGACATTGGAAGATAAGCAGCAGGGGTCGCAAACTTCCGCCGTTCAGAATTTCGCTGCGTATCAGAAAATCCTTGCAGAACAGGGACCAGAGGCAGCGGAGCAATTCCTGTCCATGGCACAGCCTGCATCGGAAATTCAACCTTACCAGCGGGCGCAACTGGAACTCCAAGATCGGCGTATTACGTCGGCTGAAAGACTTGCAGAACGCCGAATCAGGTCAGCGGAGAAAATCGCCACTGAACGAACTGCCACTGCGGCAAAAAAAGCAACCGGCAAGGGGGATACCTCCAGTTCGCAAAATATTGTTGCGCGGCTCGGAGATATTCGAGGTGCTGTTGATGCTCTGGACCGTATGAGCGCATTGGTCAAACCGGGGGAAACCGGAGCGAATATTGTAAGGCGTGGAAGATCGTCGGGTATTGGTCAATTAGTGGAGGGTTTTGCAGGAACTGCTGCCCAGGAACAACGGGACTTGATTTCACAGACGGCTACAGGGATCATGTTCAATATGAAGCAGGCGCTGGGTTTGTCTGCACGCGACCTTGATACTAATCAGGATGTCCAGCGTGCTCTGGCAACAATCAATAATCCGAACACTACAAAAGCCAATATGATGAAAGCATTGGATAATCTTGAAACTCAATTCAAATCACTACTGAAAAAAGCCCAACCACAGCCGGCAGGTGGGGGTAACGCCGCAGCTATTGCAGAAGCACGACGTAGGGGATTGATCCGATAATGGCACAAAAACCCTATTCCAAGCTTCAAGTAGAAGATGCCCGGCGTATTTATGCAAATGCCCGACAGGCAGTTATCGGGAAATTTTCAAATCCCGCCGATCAAGCCAAGGCCGTCTCCCGCTTTGAAAGTGATCCGCGCGTCCGGGCAATCCGGGCGCGTGCAGAATATACACCTGTAGAAACACGTAAGCAGGCAGTGAAAGAAACTGCACGTCAGGTAGTCGCGGCAAACCGTGCTGCCCCTTCAGTAATCCCTATGGGCATCCGGGATATGGGCGCAGCGTTAATGGGCTCCGCTAATGATGCACTTTTAGGCCTGCCTGCCCGCGTTGCAGCCGGAATCACAGGTGCACCTAACGACGTGATGCAGGAATTTGCGGACCAGCAGGGGCAACGTGCGCCGGTCACTAATATCCTCGGGACGCTCGCGGGATCGCTTGTCTCCGGAGGGGCGATAGCCGGTGGCCTCAAGGCTTTGGGGACACGCGCAGCAGCCTCATCGGCGCCCTTACTCGCGAAAGCAGGTAACGTATTGCAAAGTGCCACACAGTTACAAAAAGGGCAGAAACTCAAGAATGTAGCACGTGTCGCAGGTGCAGGCGCTACGGCTGGCGGTGTGGACGCAGCTATTAAGGATCGCAGTATTGCTGGCGGCGCTGCACTAGGTGGAGTTGCTGCGCCTGTTTTGCACGGCGTCATGAGTGGGACTGTTGCGGGAGCCAAAGGACTTCGTAACCTTGCGGGCTTCGAGCCGGTTGATCAAATTCTTGCGAAATACGTAAAAACACCTGTGAAGGAAATTCAAAAACGTATGCAGGATCGGGCGAGTAAAGGACTACCCTCATCTATTTATGAAGTCTTGCCTCTTGGGGATCGGCAATTATTGGACGACGCCATAGGTAAAATGCCCGCGCAATCACGGGAGCGGCTTGCGACGGCTGTGCGCCAGCGGGCGAAAAATATGGTCCAGGAAACCGCAGCCCGGATCAAGGCAATTACTGCACCTCGTATGCAACAAGCGAAATCCTCCCTGGCTTCCGATCTTGCCGCGTCCCGTGGGGCTGAGAAAATTTTACCCGCAGAATCACGTCTCGCAGAAAGAGCCTCCCGGTCGGTCATGGATATGGAAACTCTGGCTGCGGTGGAGGCGCGCAACATCATGAAGCCTCATGATGCGAAGCAGGCTTTTGATAGTGTTGAAAGCCTTGTTCCCCAACACCCCGTCACGCAGGCAGACGGCACGATTGCGATGGTTGAAAGCAGTCCGGAAATCAGCGCTATGATTCGTAAGGCCGCTGGATTGTTGCGGAGTAAGAATGAGCCTCTCAAGGTCAAGGAAGTGACGGACATCATGTCCCGGCTGCGCCGGCGCGTAAACAGTGAAGAAGGGGATATTGCACGTGAGGCTCTTGAGCACATTACGGACCTTTTGGAAACAGAATTACCGGACATCGCTAAAGATGTCACTCGGATGCGAAGCCAATGGCATGCCCGACTGAGTTCAATGGAGGGTATGCGTGAAGGCGCCCGCGGGCGGTTGCGGCAGGATATTATGGAACCTACCCAGAAGACGCGGAATGCCTTTGAAACGGCCGCAGGACGTACAGGTCGTGCTATGGGTCAGGGGGCACAATTGGAGCGCGACTTGCTGGTGTCGCCAGATGCGTCTTTGCGTGCGATGAGTGAAATTGCAGATAATCCTACAGCACAGCGGGCAATATCCCAAAATCTTGGTGCAGGAGCCGGTGAAGATATTGCCTCTGTGGCACGAGCACAATCCGAAAGCGCTCGCAGTCTAGGCCGCCTGGCTTCTGAACGTGGCGGTGATCCAGTTATGGAAGGGACCAAATTATTGCAGAGCATCATGATGCTCGCGCCTAATACCCTTCCATCCACGAAAGCATTCGCTCTCTCCCGACTGGTGCAAGGTTCCTTACGGATTCCTGAGAAGCAGGCAGGTGAAATTGTGGAAATGCTGTTTTCACAGAATCCGACTCAAATTTCACGAGCGATTACTTCACTCAGTAAATTTGGTGAAGCCGGACAGCAGGCCATTCGTACCATTGGCCGCGATTTAGCCGTAGGTGCTATGGCGGCTAGTGGAGCCACACCTAATGAATATCAGGGTGATCCTTATACTGCGACGATAGATGCACCATCCGCTTCGGAACCGGATTATTCCCAAATGTCAGATGAAGAATTGATGCAGGCGGTAGGTAGCGAACCGGATTATTCCCAAATGTCAGATGAAGAATTGATGCAGGCGGTAGGTGACACTGATCCTCTGGAAGGTGACGCACCTTACGGCCGACAGGTGATCGAATCAATTTTCCCGGATGCGGAAATCACCGACGATGTGCGTGATCCTCTCAGCAGCCTTGGGCAGTCCAACCCCGGAAGTTACCATGTGCAATCAGATGGTGCGGTTGATCTTCGGCCAATCCCAGGAATGTCCTTTGAGCAATTTGTCCAATCAATCCAGGATGCCGGGTATGAGGTCGTTGAGGCGATCGATGAAACCCGTAATCCATCGAGTCATGCTACAGGGCCGCACTGGCACATAGTTTTGGCATGATTTACTATGTTCAGAAAGTCGCATGATGTTACAGAATATAATCGCAAGGGCGCGAAGACCGATGGATAATCTCGACATTTTAGGTGCCGATGGAGGCCGGCTGGCGATGGCCTTTGCTACGGGTTGTGCGGCCTGTTTTGCATTTCTTCGGACGGTTTTCACAACGCCATTGCGCCAGCGGATCCGGCAACTCGACGATGCGCTGGAAGCCGATCGCAGGCGCTGTGCGGATATGGAAGTCCGATTGGTGCAGCGTGTTCAGTTTCTCGAAGGTTTTGTGCTATCCATGTCGCAGGGGAACTTGCGGCAGGACATGCAGAAGGTTCTATCCGAACAATGGTTGGATGAGCATCAATTTCATAGGGGGACTGAGGAATGAGCATTAAGCGATTGCAGACACAACTTGGTGTGACGGTGGATGGGATTGCAGGCCCAGCCACTATGCGTGCCCTATTTCAGCGATTCGGAGCGAACACAGACCGGGCGGTCGATCTCGGTATAGCCGCCGCCGTGCATTTTCCGGCGTTCGGCCTGATGGACAATATGTTTCGCCTTGCGCACTTCATGGCCCAGCTTGCGCATGAAAGCGGCGACTTCAAATATATGGAGGAAACCGCCAGCGGCCAGGCATATGAGGGCCGCGCCGATCTCGGCAATACGCAGCCGGGCGACGGCAAGCGATATAAAGGCCGTGGTCCGATTCAGTTAACGGGGCGCTCAAACTATCGCCGGTTCGGTCACAAGGCTGGGATTAATTTTGAGCGCTATCCAGAGATTGTCGCCAACCCGTCTATCGGCCTGCATATCGCCTGCCTCTATTGGGATGACAGAAAGCTGAATGCGCTGGCCGATGCTGATAATCTGGAAGGCATCACGCGCAAGATTAATGGCGGCCTCAATGGGCTGGACGACCGCAAGGCTAAGTTGGTCAAGGCAAAGGCGTTGCTGCTATGAAATTTCCCCTCACCATCACAATCAAGGTCGTCTCTCCCGGCGATGCACGTGGTTGGATTAGCGTCGGTTGCTTCATGCTGGCTGTGTTCGTGCTGTCCATGGCCTTTCTTGACAAGGCTCTGCTCGACAATAACGCTTTCCTCGTGCTGGCGACGGCCATTGTCATTACCGGCTGGGTAAACGGCCCGGTCGGGTGGGCTTTTCAAGCGACTAAAGGTGGTGGTGAGGCTGCGGAATCGTCGGCTCGCATTGCTGAACAAGCGGCGACTACGGCGATCCCCCGCGCGCAAATGGGGGCGGGAAGAAATAATCATGGGCAATAACATTTTTGCGTATACGGCGATGGACCCCAGCTACCCTGGCTACGTCTCGATAAACCGGAAAAATAATGGCGACGTGTCTGTTTCAGTGCGTGCCGCGCCAGAAACGCGGCAGGGCGTCTACGTTTGCGGCTTTGCCCGTGATGCGGGCTCGCCTGGTCGTTGCACGCCCGGAAGCCCAAACTGCAACAATTACTGCAATATGCATCCCGACAAGTCCCTGCCTATGGCCGATCATCCGTTGCCGTGCGAGCATGTGGTTGAGGGCGTGACGGCACAGTTCACCATCCCCGCTGACCAATGGAGATTATCATGATAGAATTTATAATAGCCCTACTCATCGTCGGGGCCGCGCTTTACCTGCTCCAGCTTGTGCCGATCGATGGCACAATAAAGCGGGTGATCCAGGTGTTGGTTATTCTCGCGGTTGTGCCCCGCCTCTTCGTCCTTGCTGCAATCGCGTTGGCTGGCGTGATTGCATTCGGGGTGGGCACGGATTTATGGGAGGCGTGGTGATGAGTATATTCCTGACGGCCGGGAAATTCCTCTTGGGCGGACTAGGCTGGCTCAAAGACGCGATCTCAGCCGCTTTCCGCTGGGCGGTGGACAATCCCGCCAAGGCGGGCTGCATTGTCCTCCTATGCGCCTCCCTGTGGCTTCTGCATGGCAAGCGTGAGGCGCTGGCGGACCTCACGGACATGACGGCGCTGAGAGACGCTGAGAAGGCCGCGCATGCCCAGACAGTCATCAATTACCGAACAGCCGCCAAAGCCGCTGAGAATGCCGCAGAAGCGGAGAAGAAACGTAAGGAGGCATTGTATGCCAAAGCTGCCCATGAATCCGATCAAGCCTATGCTGATTTGCGCGCTCGCTATCGTAGCGTCCTGCAAAGAGCGCCCGGAGCCAATTCCAGCGGTGCCGACCAAACTGATTTGCCCGTCAGTTCCGGAGCGCCCCGAGTTTCTGTTGAAGCCGCCAGTGGTGCCGGAGTTCTTGTCAGCCGTGACGACGCGCTGATATGTGCCGACAATACCGCTTACGCGCAAGCCGCGTTTGAGTGGGCCGAGAAGGTAGCGGCTACCAGAGGCGCAGCCCTTCGATAATCCGTCGCGCGGCGAACGATGTGGTGGCCTGCTTCAGTCATGTCATTCTCCAAGGGCTTTGCTGATTGCGTAGAGCGCGCCGTCGCATTGTCATAGACATTGTTTTGCTTTCCGCGATGACCGCGTTTGCAGCCTCCCGCAAAGCATCCCTCTCCGCGCGCAGGGCTGCACCTTCCTCACCCGTCATTGCCGGTCCTTTCCCGTTTATCCAGTTGGGATTGTCGTGTCCGTGGTGGGGCGTTCTTCCAAGCCGGTTCGGGCAACCCCTTCGCGCTTGGACGTGTTGCTATCACATGAGTCCTTCTCATAGATATTTCCTTCCATAATAGGCCAGTAGGGCGGCTTCCGCCACACCGTCATCCTTCACTCGTGCGACCTCCGAAGCGATCGATGGCAGCAGACGGCGCACTTCTTCCCGCGATGCCGACTTGTCCGCCTTCAGCAGCCCCAGCTTACCCTTCCACTGCGATGGCGTTGCGAAGTGGATCGGGCATTTGGCACCTGCCGCCAGGGCATGAGCGAAGCCGTAGGTCTTGCCGAAATTGAACATCGACGTGACGCCTTGCCCCGGCCTCGCAGCCACCTGTTCGATTACAATCATATCAGGCCCGAACATCTTGAGTGAATCTCCCCATGAGACGGCCCATTCCGACCATGCCGGCTGTTCCTTACCCTTCTTCATCAACGGGACGCGGAGCACTGCACAACTACCATCCGGATAGAGGATGACCATGGCGCCAGTTTTGCCGGGGTCGATTCCGGCGACGATCATACATCCCAACCCATAAATTGTTTCAAGACACGCCCCATTCGTGCAGCAATATTGCAATGCTGCGGATTTACTCCGTAGGTTGTCATGTGCTCAGTCCCGTCATTGCCGGTTTTTCGAGCATAAATTATAACCTGTTCGTAGCCATAGTCCTTCGCTATGCGCTCTGCGGCGGTGATCGGAATAGGTTTCATGTCCGTGAATCCCGACCATATAATTTCTTTTCAATCTCCAGAACAATATCATAATCGTTCGGATGTTCTTCCTTCATGCGACGAAGGAATTCCCGGATATGGATTTCCTGAATGTAATCTCCGTTTGCCATTTGAGTTCTCCTACTTTCTGTATCGAACCATCTTCTCAACTTCAGCCTTGACTCGGAACTTCCGCTCTAGTGCCCAAGGCTCAATGTCTTCCATGATTTGCTTGACGGTTACTACGAGGTCCGACCGATCCTTTTCCTCATAGACCAGTTCGTCATGGACCTTGAAAATCGTGTTGAGCCCGGCCGCTTCACCACGCTTCATGGCACCGACCATCAGACACCGTGCGCTGCCCTGAATGCAGTCGGCCGTAATCATGCCGTGCCATGCCAGACGGCGGCGGAATTTCTTGCCTTGGTAGGACATGAAGGACCATGCCGGCCGCTCATTGCCTTGGAAATCTTCGGACCGTTCTTTGCGTGGCCGGTGATAATAAATCTTCCGGCCGCTTGGCAGCCTTATGGTCAGGAAGTCCCCTTCCTTGCGGAATTCGATCCCGACATAATCATATGTCTTGGCGTGATCGCACCAGACTGCATCCACACTGGCCTGATACAGGCCGTACCAGAACTTTGGCACCATCGGTGCGAACTCCTGCCGGTAGGTGTTCACTGCCAGCATGGCGAGATCGATGCTATCCTTCGGAATGAATCGGGCGCGGAAGCCGACCGGCCCAAGGCCATAACCATTTCCGAGCACCGAGGCTTTTCCAATCGCCCCGGCCTTAGCGTCCTCTGGTAGCTTCCGATTGATCGGACGCTTGAATATAAGGGACGCCATTTCAGAATAGATGTCCTGTCCGGTGTGCATCTGCTCAACGCGATCATGTTGACCAGCCATCGAAAGCAGGTTGCGCGCTTCCACCGCAGCAAAGTCACCTGAGACAAGCACCTTACCATTCTCTGGCACAATGCAGGAGCGCAGCGACGATATGATGGCAGAGAAGATGTCCGACCCCCACAGTTCCCTGATCCGATCGATGTCCCGCGTCAGGATCGCGTCGGCCAATATGTCAGCAGTCAGACCCTGACGATCACCAATTTCCCCTCGCGGATAATTCTGTACCTGGATAAGTCTACCTGCATCTCTTCCGGTCCTGGCACCATGATATTGCGTAGCGTAACGGACACGCCCGTCCAGTCCTGCACAATCAAGCATGCGTTGCAGTTTGGCGACCGAACTACTCGCAAGAGATCGACGGAGGGTGATTGCTTCATGGACATGATAGGGGAGAGGCTCCGCAAAGGTTTCAATTCCGAATTCGTCATCAGGATCAAGGATCGCGTCAAGCGTGGCCTTTTTCATGTCGTCCAGCGCCACGCCTTGGTCATTGACCCAATTCAGCACCTTCTCGCGCTGCGTAGGATTAAGGCCGGTCAGTTCCCGGAAACGTGCCGTCATCGGCACTCGCACCTGATCGAGCACGTCGATGCAGGCATGGACGAATTCCCGGTCGATCCTGATCCCACGCTGATTGATTTTCTGATCGAGGATCCACGTATGTCGCTCCGACGGCCCCAGGCCCTTGGTCGAGACATAGGCGCCGTACTGAGCGTCACAGTCACCGACATTATATTGGTAGAGCCGTTTCAAGCTTTCCGGCGTGTGGTGGCTCCAGCCGCCGTCCCGGTCGGGCTTGCAAAGGGACAGCATCAGGCGATGCCCTTCCATATCTTTCTTCACCGGCAGTTCCAGTGCCGTGGTGAGTGCGTCCAGCCCCATTGGTAGTGCCTTCATGGCAGCAACCGCCATGGTGTCATGTAATTTCTCGGGCGGTAGTGGAGGCCACCCCATCGGTTCCATGACGTTCTTCCACATCCCCCATTCAAAAGAGCAATTATGGGCGCAGAAGATCACCTCTGGATCCTTGACGAGCGCCATCAATTCGGTATCGAGCGCGTGCAGTTGCTTTTCAGTGAGAACGCGCGTTGGCCGCGGCCGGCCATCCACGACCAGCTTGTAGCCTGCGCAGACGATGAAGGTCGTCGCATCCTCCGAATAGACCCATGCACCCTTTTTCAGAAGGTCACAGCGTGAGGCCGTTTCAAAATCGAAAACAACGTAGCGCAAAATACTTCTCCCATGAAGTTGGCAGACTATTTCAGCCCGGTCTGCCATCGGGATAGTGCGCGTTCAGAAAGCCTCTTCACCTTCAAGATCAGTGTTGCTCGGAGCACCGGCCAGCGGATCATAGTCGCTGTAATTGTTGAAGCTGCCGAACACATCGGAGTTCGCCGCCCCGCCGCTGCCTGCTAGCCGCTCACCCTTACGGACAAACAGCACGTTCTGGAGGTAGGCGGTGCAGCCGTCCTTGGCGTCGAGTGTCTTGCGCCGGAAGCCCTTGAAGGCCACGGCGGGAACGACATAGGCGCCAGGATAGAACTGATCCTTTCCGGCCGTTGCCCGTGCATGTTCTTCATCGGCAATATCGACGATCTTGCCACCTTCCAGCTTCGCCAGCGACACATCGAACTGACTGGAGGCAGTCAGGATACCGGCATAGGGCTTATAGAGTTCGGCGCGTTTTTCCGCCTTCTCACGGATCTTGAATGCTTCGTCGGCCGACTTGCCCTGCGCATCCAGTTCCGCCTTTGCCAGCGCCCGCTTGCCGGCCGTCAGGCCACTTTGACAGGCAAGGTAATAATCGGCTGGATTAGTGAAATTCCCGGTTTCGGATTTGATGGCTTTCACCATCATTTCCACGATCGCATCGAAATCTTCTTTCTCGATCCCGAACGTGCCGGAGAATTTCGGTGTGGCTCCCATGACATTGCGTGGTGCGCTTTTTGCCGTGATCGACGAGAACAAAAGCCGTGCAGGCTTGACGAGCGTATATCGGAATGTTTCGGCCATTTTAGCTACTTCCTTTTCCCCCGTTTGAAAGGTTTCCCGGCAGCGTGGGAGAAGTGCTGCCGAGAAATATTATTGACTGAATGATATTTCAGTACCATCAACAGCCACTTGAATATTCAATTTCACCGCGTCCACACCTTTTGGGCAATCTACCCATGCTTCGGCAGTTTCCCATTGTTGATTTTTAAACTTGAATTTAAAAGTCAAATAGACAGGTCCTGCAGGTCGTTTTAATCTCAACCACCGTCGCCACCATTTTTGACGGGGCATAGGTATGATTTGGTTCATTTGATAATAATCATCAAATCCATCTGTGAATAATATACTCATATCACCACCCCGCGTCTTCAGCGGACTGAGCATGATCGGCGAACACCGACGCATTCCCCTTCGGCTTTGCTTCGGGCCGGGGATCGCTGATCGGTGCGACGGACAGGCCAGCGGCTTCGGGCTTGTAACCCCATTCCAACGCCATCTCCTTGCCGCGACTGGACAGCTTCTCGACTGCGGCTGGGCTCTTGATCTTGGGAGGCTCATAGGCACCCTTGCCGAACGCACTTTCGAGCGCCGCTTCGGCACCTGAACGCCATATGCGGGCAGTTTTCTTTTCCACCAGCTTGGCGCTGGGGATCGTGCTGCCACCGACCAGCCGGGCATGGACGGTCGATTCAAGCGCGTTCATGAAGCGGCGCGCTTGCTCGCGCTGCGCATAATATTGGTCGAGTTCCTGATCGGTCAACATGGCGATAAATTCCTCATCTGCTTGCGCATAATCCTTGAAAGCCTTCTGCATCTTGGGGCAGTCCAAAAGGACCGGGCAGAACTGGCAATGCTCGCCAGGCACGAAATCCGTATCGAAAACTTCCTGCGTTTTCATCAGGTCGTGCATACGTGGCAGCAGTTCGTCATGCCCCCAATCCCGGACATATCCGAGCGTGGTTTCCCATGTTTCCGGTTCTTCATAGATGCCGTAGAAGTTGGGTTGGACGATCCCGAGATTGACTGGTAAGTCTTTTGGACCGTCGCGCAGCCAAGGCTCACCCATCACCATCAGGAAGCCGTAATAGAGCAACTGCTTATTGTTCACGGCGCCGACGCCGATCCCTTCCCCGTTCTTGTAATCCCGGAGATAGACGCCGCGCTTGGCGGACCAGTAGCCGAAATCGACGGTGCCACGCAGCAGCGGGTGCAGGTCGGGCAGCTTGATCGTCTCTTCGATCAGAGCCTTGCCCTTACCATCCCGCGGCCAGATGCGTTCGCATTCGTTGACGTACACGCCGATGGCGTCGAGATTGATTTCGGTGCCGGCGGTGTAGCGGCCGAACTTCTTCCCGAGAAATTCAAACGGCTCGCGTTCTTCGGTCAGACATGTTGCAGCCAGTTCGTGCGCAGCGGTGCCGAGATCGGCATATTCGCTGGTGATATTCTCAAACTCGTCATTTTCGAGTTGGGCGCGGTGCAGCAGGAAAGATCCTGCACAGGCTAGGAAGCGGTGCGCGCCGGAGCCGCCTAGCGGGGAGTGTTCAAGTTCGATCATGGCTACTTCCTCAAATTCATGGCTGGACCTTTTCAACTCATGTCCAGGAGCGCGACCCTTGCGGGATCAGTTAACCGGCGAATTCAATTCCAGCCTTTGCTTCGACAGCCGCTGCAAAGTCGGCGCGCTGGTCCTTCGGAATGTTGCGGCTGTGCGCCACTTCCCCTTCAGGGATGAATTCCGCGATCAGCGCTTTGATCGGCAGCGGATCACCAAGCTTCGTCGCAGCCTGATTGCACAGCGCGCCAAGGTCAGCGTCAGTCCATTTACGGGCTGGCACTTCCGCCGCAGCCTCAACATCTTCGGCGTCGGACTTGGCAGCCGCTTTCCGGAAGGTAGCGAACTCGTCATCCTCGTCAGCATCCGGTTCGGACGCAGAAGCGCCAGCTTGGGAAGCCGTTCCACTGTTCAACGTGCCAGTGGCCTCCGGACGCTCGACACCCTTCTTCATCCGCCACAGGCCGGCCTTGGTTTTGGTGCCGGTGTGCAGGTTTGGGTCGAACGCGATGCCATCGGCGTCACGTTCGGGCTCTTCGGAAGTCGCATCTGGTTCTTCGACAGTCTCGACAGGTTCGTCCTTGAGATCAACCTGATAGGCTTCTTCGATCGCCTGAACGGCTGTAGCTTTCGTGGCTGCCTTCTGCCCCGCAGCGGCTGCCTTCTGCCCCGCAGCGGTTACCGCTGCACCCGACACGCCGCTGAGCAAGGCATAGACCGCTGCAAGCTGATCCACTCGCACCAAGATAGTGACTTCCCTATATTCGTCAAAATAAAGCATCTTCATTTTCCTTCTTTAGCGTCCAAAACGCGGTGGATCACATTCATTTTTTCCAGTGCCTTCACCAGAATTTTTTCTGAGATCGAGCCAGGGGCCACAAAAATTTCCGCACTGACTAAATTTTCCTGACCGATTCGGTCTAACCGGGAAACCGCTTGTTCATTCTGTGCAGGTACCCAATCCGGTTCGACGAGATAGCAGCGGGAGCAGACTTTTTGAAGTCCATCCAAGCCTGTCCCCGCCGCTTGAATATTTCCTATGAACACTCGAACCTTATCGTCTTTTATAAAATCGTCAACAGCTTTTTGACGTGCCGTTGCAGATTTTCTTCCATTGACCAAAACCGTCCCGAACCGTGACAGTCCCTGTTCAAGAAGATCAAGCACTTGAATATGCCAACCGAAGATAACCAGCTTTTCATCTGACCCTTCGAGAAAATCTATCGCATACTCAATGACTTGTGGCGCAATTGCAATTCCCATCAAACGCCGCGCTTCGGCAATATGACCGAGAATTTCAAAATCTCTGGTCGTCTGGATTTCCTCGACAGACAGCCCGAGCATCCCTTCCACATCCAGAGCGCCGGCCACAGCTTTATTTTCTTCAACGGTCACGATCGAATAGCGCGGCGGCTTCATCAAGGTAAATACATCTTTTTTCTCGTGACGTGCCAACACATTCACCCTGAGTCGATTTTGCAGTTCCAGTTCAAGCGAGGTGCTTTCCAGCTTGAAGCGCTTGCCCTCGATCGTCCGCATGTCGGCCTGCCGATTATAGCGATCCTTGAATTTTTCCCATGAGAGAAAATCAATTGCCTCGTGATCGAAATGTCTCAGAAGGACAAAACATTCCGACGGACGGTTGAGCAACAAAGTTCCGGTCAGCGCCAGTTGCTTATCGCAATAGGAGGCAATCGCCGGAATTTTCAAATCTCCGTGATGATATTCCCCTTTATTATTTCCAAGGATGGCCCGCGTCGTCAGCGCCTCGATATTTTTCATTTTATGGGCTTCGTCGCAAATCAGCACATCCCATTTATATTTTCCGATTGCACGAATGATCGCCGGATTACGGGCAGCGTCATAGGACAGTACCTGATAATGTGCGGTCGGATGGACGCCATCCTTGACCTTCAACATGACCGACACCTTGACATTCGGGATCGTGGAAAATCGCTTTATCTGTTCTCCCCACTGGATGCGGACCGACGCCGGCACGATCACCAGCACGCGATGCGCCTCGACTTCGTTGCAGAAGGCGATGGACGTTGGTGTCTTACCTAAGCCGGGCTGGTCGCCGTTGATGCCGCCGCCGCGCGCCAGGAGATAATCGAGCGTGGCTTTCTGATAAGGCCACAGTTCGAGCCCTGGCGGCAATCTCGTGGTGCCTTTGCCGTCGAGCGCCCGTGATAGTTCAATCTGCTTTTTATAGGGATCGAGTTCAGGGCACTCCCCGTTCGCCAGATCCGCCAGCGCATAGGGGTTTGAAGAAAACAGGACCGCCTTTTCCCGCGAACTTGCCGACGTGCTGAACGACAAGCCTCGATAGGCCATGTGCTGCACAATGTCGGTTTTCTTCGCGGACGGGACTTCCAAGATATAGTGTCCAGCGTTGGAGGTGACTTTCACAGGTCATACTCCAACAATGTCTTTGACGGTTTTGCAGAATTCCGTCGCGGTTTTCGCGTCGAGCGCGTTTCCATAGGCGCGCAGCTTGCCCATTCGGGAGGCAACGCCATGAGCCAACGGGAATGTTCCGGATTCAACGGGCCTCCAGCTTGGTTCTCCGGCAGGATTTCGACAGAGCAACCAATCATGGTCATCGTCTCCCGATCCAGCTTGCCTCTGATCGCGTAATGTTGAATTTGCGCTCTCGCAGCGTCCGCCGACAATGCTCCGTTCGCCTGGTTTGGTCCGCCATTGCTCCCGTCCGTCGCTCTCGGAGTGTTCCATCCTGCCAACCATACCGCCCGGCCCAGCAATGCGTTCACTTCGACATTCAGGCACTCCGAGCCATCTTTCCAGTCCCGCGTCGTCGTCGTCGGCCAGCCTGCCAATTGCGTAATCATTGGCAACGCCACTGTCGCCTTGCTCCCGTCCGGTCGTTTTCCCGTCGCTGAAGCATTCGCCGGAATCTGCGATCTCCGCCCGTTGCCTACGGTCGGCGTCGGCCAGCCTGCCAAGATCACTGTTTCCGCAAGATAGAGAGGCACCGAATTCTGATTGGCGTTGCGTTTCCGAAAAGCTGCACATTTCACTAAAGTCTCTGCATCCCTTACCCTGTTCGTCGCATCTGGAGTTTGCCAACCCAACAAAGTAAATTCGCTGACGGATATACGCGCCGCCGAAGCCCGCAGCGCACAAATCTGCCGCCCCGAAGGTGTAGTCCGATGCTTCCATGTCAGCTTGTACAAGATCGAGCCAATCGAGCGCGCTCGCAACCTGCTCTCCAATAATTCTTGGAGGACGGCAGACTTCGATAAGGGCTTTCCAGTGAGGCCAGAGGTGCCGATCGTCGGCAAAGCCTTTTTGCTTCCCGGCTTGGCTGAAGGGCTGGCAGGGACAGCTTCCAGTCCAGATCGGTTGGTCATCAGGCCATCTGGCTTGCCGCAAGGCGTAGGACCAGACGCCGATCCCGGCGAAGAAGTGGCATTGAGTATACCCAGCGATTTCATAAGCCTCGATTTCCTGTATTGGCCGTTCGTCCACAATTCCTGGCGCGATATGTCCGGCTGCGATCAGATTGCGCAGCCATTGGGCTGCGAACGGGTCAGGTTCATTGTACCAAGCGGTCAAAGATCATACTCCACCGCTTGCCCCGGCATCGGCAGGCTTTCCCCAAGCCTCTCGGCCGCGCGCACCTGATTGGAAAGCCGGAGCAGCAGCGCCTCATAGACATCGGTGCCATAGGCTTCGACCATTTCCTTGATCGTTGCCAGACTGAAACCGCCGAACTGCGCGGCAGCAATGATCCGAGCCCGGTCCATCTGCTCCGCAGTGAAGCGCCGAGTATTGCCGGCCGTACGCTTGACCTCACCTAACAAACCTTCACTTTCCCAAAGCCGGATCGCCCGCCTGGTTGCGCAGCCAGCGCGGCACATATCGTCAACCGAGAATTGCATTGAATTCCTCCACTTTACTGCTTGGTCTTGCCGTCCGAATTTCCCAAAACCACATCCATAGCGTCTGAGAAATCCAAATTAGCCGGGTTAACGCAGTGTTCGTGCGTCCTTGATAGTGGAATGTCCTTTGCACCGCATTTGATGCATGTACCTATAAAAGGTGTTCCCTTCGGACTTGTACGAGTTAGTGCATGGCTCATTTCAAAATCTCCTGAAAATCTTCCTGCGTAAGCACCCGATCCCGCCAATGGTGGATACGTTCGACAATGAAATATGGGGAATAATCATCCCCGACCAGCCGCACCCTTGGCAGCGCACCGTAGAGCAATTCATTCTCCAGCCGTTTCGGTGACATCTGCGGCGTCGGTCGATCGGTGATGTGCAATTCAACCGCCAGCACGGGAAAGATCGGCGCCAGTTCTGCGGCCATATAGAAAGGCCGCACCTGCCAATAAGGGAGCCACTTTCTCACCGCTTCGGCGTCCGGCCCCTTGTTTGCAATCGCCCATGCTTCAATCCCGGCCTTCCATCGTGCAACTATGCCCGGCTGGTTGCCGGTGGCCTTCATCGCCTTGATGATTTTATAGGTCGGGGAATTCCAGAATAGATTTGTCAAAGATCATACTCCCGCTGCGGAATTGCCCAATCGTTCGCGCCTGCACGAAGCCAGGATAATTCAGAATTATTATTCAGTTGCTTGCGCACCACATCTTTTTCGAGCCCGTGCGTGCCTGCGATTTCTGCCACTACAATACTCATGCTGGCTTTGCCGCCAAGGCCGCTTAGTAGCTGCGTTACCTCTTCAATCCCGGCCCATGTATATCTGGATTTCCCATTGGGCTTCGAAGTTTCCGGCAACGAATCGACTCGCTCCAGAACGATAGATTTACTGACTTCCTTGACTTTAAGATATAGGGAATCGTCCCTTACGTCAGCATCTTTTTGCTTTTTGACTTTTATTTCCGTCGCTGTTCCCGATGAATGTTTTTTCGCGTGCAAAGCCATATCCATGTTGGCATAAAATGCGCTGGATCCTCGGGCACCCTTGCTTTCATCCTTGCCGGTATGATGGACCGACAGCACAAAGCATTCATAGAAGCGTGCCATATCTTCCATGAAGGTTGTTACCATGGTCGCATCTTTGGCGCTGTTCTCATCCATACCGGTCAGCAGCCGCGCCAGCGTATCAATGACGATCAGCTTGGGGCGCTTGTTTAGTTCCGCCATTTGAATCTTGAAGTCATCCCATAATTCCTTGTCGTGATAGAACGGCACCTGATTGATGATTGTTAGCTGGTCCTGCCCTTCCACCCCCTGCCATTCCAGCCATGCAGCCCGGCGCATCTTTGCGGTGGCGTCTGGACCTTCGCCGGCGAAGTAGATGACATCCTGTGCCACAGTGGTGGCCCCCCATTGGCCGGCATGGCCATGCGCGATGCAGGACGCCAGGTCGAGAGAGATAAAGGACTTGTAACTGCCTGACGCGCCATAGATCATCCCAATGCCGCGAGCCGGTATGATCCCCGGCACGAGCCATTCCGGCATCGGTGCTGTCTTGGCATAGGTGTCAATCCCCATGACCATCAGCCGGCGCCGTGTGGGCTTGTCGGCCGTCTCTATACTATGCTCCTGTCCAGCGAACGCTGCAAAGGCATCGACATTGGACTGGAAGCCCTTCGCGCCCGTACTGGTATCTTCACCATGCACCGATGCATTGCGGACCTTGGTTTCCAATTCCCAATCTTCCCATGGCGGGGAGCAATGCGGATTCCAATGCTCCCGCAGGAGGTCAAAGCACAGGCCCGGCGAAATCCCCTTGTCCATGACGGAGGCCGCCACCTGAAAGGCGGTATTGTCGCCGCCCTTGCCTTCGATCGACACGCGACCGGATTGCACATAACCTTTCAACAAGTCGATCACCCAGGCCACGTTGCGCGGCTGGTCTTGATCGGGATTTTTGGCTAGTCCTAAAGTGTCGGCCTTTTTTCTTTCCGGAACCAAGGCGCGCATGAATTCCGGTAATGGATTGATCGATCCACCTATTTCCGTATAGGCGCCGGCCGATGTTCTCGATCCCGGCAATAGGACATAGCCACCTGAGATGATTTTACCGTCACACTCGATCCCACCACGAGTGTCAATGCCCGCCGCGATCCGGCTGGCTGTAGAAGGGCCTTGCCCCTTGAAATAGATATGGAGCCCGCCACGAGGCGTTCGCACCTGATAGGCAGATGCAACAGCTTCCCTGATAGGTGCGTCCCGTTCAAGCAGCTTATGCCACCAGTCGAGCCCTTCCGGATCGACATCAACCACGAACAGACCGGATGGCCCGCAAGCTATAGCCCAATTAAAATTCGGATTAAGGCGGCGCCATTCGGCAATCTGTACAGGGTCATCGCTGGCGGCTTTCCAACCATCGGCTGTAGCAGGCAGCTTTTCCCGAGGTGCGCAAGGGAAAATCTTAAACCCCTTGCATCCGTTCAAAATGTCCGCTATTCCCGACATTACTTCTCCCAAGAAGTTCCATTAAGGCCACTGCACCATATCCAGCCGGTGTGGTGGCCTTTTCATTTGCTGATGGAAATCACTCGCCCCGAACGTGCAGACATACGCTAACGCGATGGTACATTGCAAGCCTGTTAGGCTCTTATAAAATCGACCAGCTTTCCGTCGATAATCAACGTGATCTCGTCTACGTCACCTTTCCCGGAAACCAGAATAGAGCCTTCGACCTCTTGCATGGCAGGGTAATGGTGTTTAGGTGATTCGATCGGCTTGAATAAAGTCGAGATGCATATTTTCATATAGCCTCCTTTGCCAATCGACGGATTTCCCGCACGTTTTCGCGGCTTACAGTCCGCTTGTCGAGCAGCCAGCCAAGCATGACCATGGCTTTGCAACCTTCCCAATTCTTTCCGCACGCGAAAAGATCCGTTGCAAGCATTCGTGTCGCGGACAGGATCAATGCACGTTCCGAGGGTATTTTCATGACTCCCCCCGCGTGCTTTGGTGATGATCCGATTAATGTCCGCCAATTCTGAGGCATTGATTGCCTGCCCCAAGTTTGACGCCAAAAACGGACGGACAAACTCCAGCGCCGCCAGCATTTCAGGCGAGGCGGCGATCAGGTGGGCATTGGCTGTAGCCTGCTGGTCGTCATTATCACAACCAAAAACCTCGGCAATCTCACCTGCTGCAACGCGGATTATGTGTGCACCGCAACTGTTCTGACCATCGTAGAACCAAGGCCCCGGCGTGTATTGTTCCTTTGTCACAATCTTTTCCCTTCGATTGATGATGTTGCCTGGGCAAATCCGCTGTTGATAATATGGACCGCTTGACGGCCGACGACCAAAGCCAGTGCGAGCGCGGCAATAGTCATTATGATATATTCGATCGTTCGCATGGTTTCAATCCTTAAGCAGCAGCCAGTATTTCCACCAATTTATCGGCCTGCTTGATCCAGGCGGCATCGACGGCGGCATCGGCGGCATCGGCGGCATCGGCGGCATCGGCGGCGGCACGGGCGGCGGCATCGACGGCGGCATCGGCGGCGGCATCGACGGCATCGACGGCGGCACGGGCGGCACGGGCGGCGGCACGGGCGGCGGCATCGACGGCGGCACGGGCGGCACGGGCGGCGGCATCGGCGGCGGCATCGGCGGCGGCATCGACGGCGGCACGGGCGGCGGCATCGACGGCATCGACGGCGGCACGGGCGGCACGGGCGGCACGGGCAGCGGTGGCATCGGCGGCATCGGC